CCGCACCTTCACTGAGCGAGATGATGTCGCCGGCGAACATGAGCACAGGGCCGAAGTTCGAGAAGGCGGTTGGGATGAAGTCGTTGACCTGCCAGTTGTCCCAGTAACCGAGCCACGAGCGGGCCAGTGAGTGGTAGACGATGACCGCGTTGTTCTGGTCGAATGTACCTTCCAGTTCGATTGATGAACCAGACTCAAGCAGCAACCCCTGTTCATTTTCCAATCCGATTGAGAACGGCCCAGCGGTTACGAACGGGACGGCCAAGAGGTAGCGGTTGTTCCAGAATACGCCGTCGCAGTATTCCAGCTTGGTCTTGTCGATGCGGCTGATCAGGTCGTTGATCGGGCTGCTCAGAGCGAGACCGACGCTGGTCTGGGTACCCGCTTGGATCTGCGCCATCGAGCGGATGCCGTCACGGGACAGGAAGAAGACATCGGCACCGACAGCGGTGATCGAGCGGTGAGAGGAACAGCCGATGTTGCCTGAGACGAGTGTGATGACCCAATCGGCAGGATCCTGCGTAGGATCGGCATCCACGCTCCAGATAGAGCGTTCCTTGAAGACGAGGAGCTTGTATCCGAACCACGAGTAGAGCCCGCGAATCGGGTCGCCATCGCCACCGACACGAATGGATCCAAGCGGATCCCACGACTCTCCATCGAGGATGTCCGAGAAGTAGAGGGTATCGGGCTGGATGGTGGTATCCGCGGACACGGCCCACAGGCGGTTCGTGTGCGTCGTGAGATAGAGAGGCTTGGCGGGCGCAGCGAGTGAGACGAATGCTGCCGCGTGGGACTGGTTTGTGGGGGAAATTGTAATCGTCGGGGGCGTGACGTATCCGCTTCCGGGGTTGGTGATTACAATGGATAAAATGGCTCCGTCCCCACCGATTCTTGCTTCTGCGGTAGCCGTGACACCGCTGGGCGGAGCCGACACGGTGATCGTAGGAATTGCGCTGTGACCGGACCCCTGATTGATCACATCGATGCGGCTGATCTTGCCGGCGGTGATCGCAGCGTTGGTGTTCGTGCTCGTGACATAACGCAGTGCGCTATATCCATCCGCGTAGAACAGCTTGTCGTTGAGCTGGGCGAAGTAGACGAAGCGAGACGCGTCGTTGATCGTCGAGCTTGCGATCGAGTTGTACGAGACTCCGGGTGAACCGTAGTAGAGGCTCTTGGAACCGGTGTTCCGATTGAGAACCGCGATGACGAGGCGCTCGGACGCGGCGGTGTCGAAGTAGAAGCCAGAGAAGACCTGCGAGTTGGTGGGCAGGTTACTGGCGAAGTTGGAAGTGGTGGACTCCCAGTTGGTGATGATGTCTTCCCAGTTGCGCGATTCGCTGTTGCCGGTCAGCGAGATGGTCCCGAGGCGCGTGACGAGGTTTCCGAAGTCGTCATAGTCCATGTTGATGGCCTCTTCCATGCTCGTGGCAGGAATGGCATCGGGACGAGTGGCAGAGATGACCCCGGTGGAAAAGCCGTTGCTTCCATCCAGAAGCATCTGGTCATCGAGCGCGTCTGAGGATTGGAAAGGCATTAGAGGATGTCCTGGAACGTGTAGTCGTAGAGGCTATCCGGGATGATGCGGCTGATCTGCTGCTGCTGGCCACGCTCCATGTCCTTCATGATGCTTACCTGAGCAGCGCCTTCTTGGAACTTGGCCTGCGCCTTGCCGTACTGCCTGCAGTATTCGAGGAGATCGCCTTCGGTGTAGGCCATCAGTGCATTCTCGACGCCGCGCAGCTCGAAGTTGGTGTCATTCGAGATGGTCTGTGCTTCGCCAAACTGCCGCATCTGCGACTGCTTCTTGCCCAGGATGAACAGGGTGCCGTCGGTGTTCGGAGTCGGGATGAGCTTGATCTGGGGAACACCGGCCTCGCCGTAGGAGACTCCGAGGACGCGAGTCCAGTTAACGAAGTTGCCGGGGGTTGACTTGCGGCTATCTACGTTGTTCCAAGTGTTGGGATCGAGCTGGAAGAACGAGACCCATTCCGCGGCTGGGACTTCGATGCCGTCGGTATCACCGGAGACTGTGAAGCGTGAGGCGACCGGGAAGTCGAGGAACATGTTGTACCCGGTCCCGGAGGCGTACATCGCGGTGACGTACTGCGAGATAGTGACGAGTTCTTGGCCGTTGGTGACCGGGGTGGAGACGACTCCGAGGGTATCGTTCCAGAGGCACGAGTCCCAGATCATCGAGTAGCGACGGATGCAGAACTTCTTGGCCAACGCGAGCGTGGCCGAGTCCGTGAACGAGAGCTTGTCGCAGGCCGCTTGGGCTACTTCGGAGGGTTTCATGCGAATTCGATCAACTCAAAGTGAACCTTAGCCTGAAAGGTTGATCCAGACTGATTGAAGTAAGATCCGCCGCCATTCGCAGCAACCGTGATCGCCATGTTCTGATTCGATGTAACGAGGATCTTGAACGTATGGGTGGAAGCGGTTGATACGAAAAACACATCAGTGCTCATCGTGTTTGCCGATGTGGATTCAGCGTACACTCCAGATGCGGATATAACGTCCCCAGGTAGAGAGTAAGGAGATTGAGCTATTCCGACATAGCAAAGGGCGTCGAATTGCGGCTGGAACGGAACAGAAACCCTGATTATCGCTTTGTTTCCAACAGTTTTAGGAGTCCAAGTGTATGACCAATCAGAGGTAGATCCACTTTCCTGAATGGGGGTTCCGCTTCCAGATGAAACAACCATGTACTGGCCAGCACCTGACGGCTTAACAATCTCTTCCGACCAAACAAACTTAACGGAGCTGATGCTTGAAATCGTGGATGTTTTCAGAGCGTTGGATGCTGCTGAATCCCTGATCAGTACAGTGTCCGCATCAACAGGCGTTGTCTTAGACGGTAGGTTGTTGATCGTGACAGCGCCTGCCGTGACCGTGAGCGAATCCCCGGATGCGTTTCCGATGGTCGTGTTTCCAGTGGTAGCGAGATCCCCCAACGTGGTCGCACCGGTCACTCCGAGAGTGGTTCCAACGGTGGCGGCACCAGTGATGCTAGCACTGGCCAGCGTGGAAGCCCCTGTCACCGACAGGCTCGCCAGGGTGGACAAGCCGGTCACACCGAGCGTGGTACCGATCGTGGCCGCATTGGTAACCGCGAGGCTATCCAGCGTGGAAGCTCCGGTGACCGCGAGGCTGGCGAGCGTAGAGAGTCCGGTGACGCCCAATGTGGTTCCGACCGTAGCAGCGCCGGTGACACCAAGGCTGGCCAACGTAGAGGCTCCAGTGACGTTGAGGGTGCTGCCCATACCGACCGTACCGGTGAGCGTGGAAGCGCCGGTCACGGACAGGGTTCCGGGGATCGTGAGTCCACCAGTGATACCGAGCGTTCCACCGATCGTGGCGTTTCCGCTGGTCGTGAGAGAGCTGAGAGAGGTGGCTCCGGTGACCGCAAGAGAGCCGGCCACAGCCGTGTTGCCGCTGGCCGAAGCGACCGTGAACTTGCTCGTGGCGACGCTGAAATCGCCGGTGGAGTTGACCGCGGTGGTGGAGACTTGGAGCGCGGAATCGTTTCCGCTGCCGTCGCTGAGTGACCTGAGAGTGCCTGTCAGCGTGGCGTTATCGGATGTCTTCAGCAGGCCAGTGTAAGTGCTGGCGACGGTACTGCCTGTGAGTGGGGTTCCCATACTATTCTCTTGGAGGTAGTGCGAGCCAAGACTTGCGAATTGTCACGCGGTTTCAGGCTTTGGGTTGGGCTTTTGGCGGTAGTGCGGAGTTGGGTATGAATCCTTTGTCGGGCAAGGTATGCGGAAGGTTTTGACCTCCATGATTCCATCTTCGACGGCAAGATTGAGAATCCTATTGGTCTGAGACTGCTTCAGTCCCCATTCGATGGCCCACTGACGAGAGGTCTTCCACTCCGCTTTGGGGGTCTCGATCTTCCGCTGAAGCGCCTTGCGGATGTGCTTCAGAAGCTCGGCAGATTCCATTCGGTCTCTCCTTGTTTCCACTGATGAACGTAGAGCTGGGCACTGTCTTCAGTGTATTCGCCGAACACGATGCCGTGGGACCACGCCAGCGTACCCCGTCTCCGAAGCGCGTAATCCATGCACGGAACATCAGCGAGTGTTCCTGGCGACAAGCACACGGGGTTATCGCTTCGTCGTCCCGTGGCCATGCCGGCGCGATGAGCGTGGGCCACAACAGTGTTGCCCCATGTCTCGGCGGTATCCCGAAGGAAGTTTTCGCCGTAGAGAAGCCCGTGTCCCCATGAGTATCCTCCGAGCTTGAACCACGATCTGGGCAACACATCATGGGTCTCGATGAATACCCGAGCATGCCGTTCGATCGGTTCTATCATCTTCTGCCATATCGCCTCCGCGAATCCGCGGACGACGGTGTTGTGGTGGTGAATCAGCCTTTTGGCCCGCTCATCATGATTGCCAACAATAAACACCGTGGGCCGAAGCTCCCCCAGAAACCGCCTCCCCTGATCGATATCATCAAGGTAATCGTCTGCGGCATCGGAGTCATTGTCGTTGGTCAGAGCGCCTGCTCTAAGCGAGGCAAGGTCATAGGCGTCCCCCAAGTGAATCACCTCATCGGGACGAAACTGATCTCGGAAAAGAAGCGCGGCAGCGAGCGCATTCTGATTGGCCCGATTGCCGTGAGTGCAACCGATGGCCATTACCCGCTTTCTTGCTGGAACAACGGTCACGCTTAATTGCAAGCATTAGTTGCTCGCTCTATCAAGCGTTACATCGTCAGTTCTTGGGAAGTGCGTACCAGCCCGCTGGGATGATGATGTTGAACGGGCCAGTCATCTTGCCGTTCTTATCGAATGCGTAGGCCTTGGCCTGCGTGGCTTCGGCCAGCATCACGGGATCACCGTTCTTTACGATCACCACCTTGCTCTGGCAACCCAGGCAGATCAGCAATCCGACGGTGCAGATTGTCTTTGAGATCCTTTGGAGCATTGCCTTCTGCAATGTCTGCTGGCGGTGTTTCTCGGAGGAAATCGAGGAGTGCCTTGAGGATCTGGTAGATCCAGTTCACTCGGGCTTCTTCTCGGCGTCCTTAGCGGCGATGAGGCCGACACCGGCGGTCACCGCGGCGATGGTAGCAGCGAGATCGACGTTGGTGCTGGGATCGCCATCGAAGAGGGCTTTGAGGCAACCGCCGATAGCGACGAGGATGGCACCGATGCCGGCGAGAGTCGTTTTGGTGTTTTTCATTTCTTGATGGCTTTGTAGAGGGCGACGCAGGCGGCGGCAAGACCAACCACGGCGGAGATGAATCGGATTCCGTCGGTGAGCTGCGGCAGCATTGAAGCGGCTGTAGCAGCGGCAGCGGTGCCGAGTGAAACGGCTATTCCGTTCGTTCCGCCGTGGTTGGAAGCGTCCATGGTTTACTCAGCCTTGGGCTGGGCAGCGGTGATGATGATGTCGGCCAGAGGGACGCCGACCTTGGCGTTCTGGTAGCCACCGGCTTTGATGGCGATGTCGATGAGCTGGAGCAGTTGGTTGGCCTGCTCCTGAGTGAGTTCGATCTTGATCATATCAGGCCGCAGTGTCGGCAGACACAGGCTGATCCGCAACGATTTCCTGCGCCGAAGACGGCTCGGAATCGGCCTGCGTCGCCAAAACCGGCTCAACCTGAGGCAGCATCGGAGGCACGATCATCTCGGGCTGGGGCGGAGGAACCGGCGGCAACCACGGCAGCGGCGGAGCAATCACCGGAGGATTGATCTGGTCAGCGATCTGCGCGGAGACGTTCGCTTCGATGGCGGTCTTGTCCACGCCACTGGCGAAGCACCAGTCCAGCACCTGCGCTTCGGTCAACTTGTCGTACGGCGTGAAGTTCTCCGTCGGCGGAGCGAACGACGCGCTGCCGTAGCAGGTGCCGCTGTAGGTGCCGTCCGTGCCGTTGCAACGCCAGTCGGCGGTGATGACGACATCGGTGAGCGAGCCTTCGGTCGGGCGGACGAGAAGGCGTTCGATGATCCAGAGGATGGTCATAAATTAGCGGGCTTCGAGGGTTTGGACGCGGGCGGTGAGTTCCTTGATGGCGGCAACCAGCAGCGGGATAACATCCGTGTAGGCCACGCCCAGCTTGTCAGGATTCGACGCATCAACCGCTTCAGGAAGCACGGCTTGAACATCTTGAGCAATCAGGAACGGCTTGCGGGTGTTCAGTTCATCGAACTTAAACTTTCCAATAACCGCTCGCAACGAACCAACCTTAGCGACGGCGTTGCTGATCGGTTCAATGATGTCCTTCAAACGCTCGTCTGACGCAGAGGTCCAAGAAGTTGCAGCGGTTCCGTTGAGGTAAACACCGGTTGCTGCTCCAGCGGAAATCAGGAAGTTGGTAACACCTCCGAGATAAGGACCAACAGCCCAACGAGTGGTTCCAGAGTCGTTTGAGAGCGTGAGCTTGGTGTTCCAAGAACCGTTTTTAAGTGTGGTTCCAACAAGCAAATCCCCGCTCACGTCGAGCGTCATCGCTTGGGTGAAGGTGATGGCGTTGCCAGCGGTGCCGCTGGGGGCGTTCCACCAAGTGTGGACACCGCTCTGCTGGCGATAAAGCGCGGCAAGATTGGTTGTCTTGTAAATGTAGTTCGTTCCATTGAAGTAGGCGTTGGAAACAGCTCCAAGCTCGGTGGAAGAACCAGTGAACGAAGCAACTGTGGAAATGTCGATTGCTTTGAATCCGCTAGCCCACGCACTTGGCGTAACAGAAATGCCGACGTTGCCTGCGGAGTCGATGCGCATCCGCTCGGTAGCTCCACCAGTTTGGAATTGCAAAAACGAATTCGACCGCAGAATGACGTTCGCACTCGTCGCCAAAATCGAACCCCAATCCGCAGTGACAGGATCATCGGTGAATTGGATTCCAGCAGTTCCGCCAGTCGACTGAAGAACGCGAAGACCAACCGAATCCGAATTGCGAGTCTTAACGCACAGAGGGGCAGACGGCGAAACTTGAACCCCGGTTCCCGTGGAATTTACCACAAGTCCAGTCGTCCGCACCGTCAGATCGCCGGTGATGGTGGCGGAGGCTAGGGTGGCGGTGGGAGACGTAGCGAGAAGCTGATTTAGCGTGACCTTTTTGGTCGTTCCGCTCGCGGCCATCGTCGTATCGCTGACATCGACAATGGGCAGAACATCCACTGCGGGATCGACGGTCGAGATCGCCGTCAGTGCTGTGATCTTGGTATCTGGCATAAACTGTTAGTTGGCTTGAATGATGAGTTTTCCACTGTCCTCTTGGAGTAGGAAATCCCCGTTCTCCAAGTCCAAAGAATCGAAAGTCCCAAACGTGATGACGATCTTGCTCGTTCCATCCTCCAGCAGGACGAAGAAGTTGTCCTCCTGAAGCAGATCCCGGCGCAGGATAGGCAGATCGCCAGGGGTAACACTACCCCCGCCGTTCGATACCAGTCGTGTGCCGAGAGCGAGTGTCACGAGTTCATCGTTCCGTTGAACGCGATCACCTGACCGCTAGAAATCTGGAAGCTCGTGATCGGTCCCGGCAGCGTGATGCCAGCGGGAATGGTCGCAGTGGACCAGGATCCGCTGATGTTGTTTCCAGTGATCGATGTAAAAGTCGTGGGAGCAATCATGGTAATTGCCACGAACGGACCAGTGGTCAGCGAGGTTGCGGTCACGAGCTGGAAACCGCCCTGTCCCATCGAATACTCGATGGCTTGGTTTGAAAGATCACTCATATATCCCAAATCTTGCGAATCTGATTCTTTGTGAAACTGCTGGCGAAGCGGGATCCTTGGCGGTCTTCCAGACGGCTGAATCCCTTCTTCACTTGTTCCTTGAGTCCCGGCTCAGAAGCAAAACCGGTGACCCCGAAGCGGGCCACCGGCTGTCGCGTCCACCGCTTCCCATCAAGGACAAGAGAGTCGGTGCCCATCGGAGCGATGTGCTCGATGCACTGACCATTGTTCTCGAAGGTGTAGATCGGCATCTTAGGACTCCATCTCGCTGTCGTAATCAGAAGCCATCTTCATCATGGACTCCTTATCCATGGGCTTCTTGGAGTACATCTCCTTGTCGTCCTTGTTCTCGTACTCGGCGGGCATGCCGTTGACGCTGCGGATCTCGACGTAGGCTTCGCCGTTCTCCAGTTTCTTGAGAACGCCACGAACATCGTCCAAAACCACTTCATCACCAACCTCGGGCATAGCCTGTTGGCCATCCTCCATATCGGTGGAAAGGGCCTCGACTGGAATCGAAATCATGGGCGCATTGTTGTCAGCCTCTTCGCATCCGCAAGCGGAATGAGAAGAAGGGGCACCACCATTACGATGATGCCCCTTCGGGCTGACGGCGATCACCATGATGGTGGCCGTCTTTGGTCGCATATTACAGCGTGGTCGAGGTCTTCGTCCGATGCACCAAGTACCACACCGGGTTACCGGTCGAGCCGGTGTTACCAGCGGCCAGACGCAGGGCGGCGAAGTACAGCTTCACACCGACGGTGACGAGCTGGTTCAACGGATCCGACTTGTCGGGGGTGTCGGTGATCACGATGCGCGGGGACAACGGATCATCACCGGTCAGAGCAGGGATACCGAACGACTCGTTACCGAAGAAGAACGAGGCGATGATGTCCTTGCCAGCGGCCAGACCACCACCCGCGGCGGTCGCCTGATACACGAACTTGTCGTTTTCGGTGGCCGAGCCGGTGCTGACGAACGAGTTGGTCTGGGTGACCACGCGGCAACCGTAGATGGAGCCGACCTCGCCCTTGTAGAACGGCTGGCCCTTGTTGCCGTAGTTCGACGCGTTCAACCAGTCGCTGTCGCGCATGAGGTCGCGGGCCACACGAGGATCGGTGGCCAGGACGTAGCCGCCGTTGATCAGCGGGGCGCGGTTGCGCTTCAGGCGGGTCATGGAATCGAGGACAGCCTCAGAGGTCATAGTGACGTTGGCCTGAGTCGTATCAGCATTCAGACCAGCGAAGGTCTGAGTGGTGAGCTTGGCAGGGTTACCGTACACGCAGGTACCACCCGAGGAAGCGGCGGTACCGCAAGCGTCGGAGTTGTCGAACGTACCACCACCCTCGGCGGCGGAACCGATGGACGAACCGCTGGCGGTGAGGTTGGAGCCAACCAGCACGTTGCGGATCACCGAGTCAACCCAGAGGGCCATGTCCAGACCGGAGGTCTTGGTGGCCTGCTGCATGGAGTTGAACAGGTCGGTGGCGCGGAGGATGTCGGTCAAACCGATCACCTGACCGTACTGAGCCAGCGACTTGCTCAGGCTGTTGAGGGCCAGAGCGCGGTAGTTGGCGGAGCTGATCGGGGTACCCTCAGAGCTGATGGTCTGAACACTGCCAACGCTCGGCGGTCCGAAACGGAACATCGAGATGGCCTTGTTACCATTGTTCTTGGGGATCGGAGCCTTCATGGAGAACTGATCGAGGATCGTCTCCTGCTGAACGATGGAGAGCAGCTCCTTGCTGAAGTAGTTCTGGAACTGGCTCGTGAGCGTGGTTGAAGTAGTAACGGGCATATTTGAGTTGTGGTTGTGCTATCAGTTTTCGTCCCGGTCGAACGCCCTCGACGCTTTCAACAGCGCCTCCCTCTGCTCCTTGAGAGACAGCTTCGAGAAATCTTTCTCCTCAGC